TAGTAGAGGCTTAATATGTCCCAAACGATGCTTCAAATGGTGCAACAGACCGCAGCCGAGTTAAACTTGGCTGTACCGTCTTATGTAATCGGCAACACATCACAAGATGTGCAACAAATTCTTGCTTTGATGAATGGTGCTGGTTATGACTTGCTAAAAGAATATGATTGGCAAGCACTCCAGGTGCAGTATCGTTTCTACACTCAAGCATTAACCGCCAATGCCACAACTGTTAATGGCTCTACTGCATTAACTTTTGAGGCAGGCACAGATTTAAGTGGTGTTACAAGTCAATGGCAATTAACTGGCTATAACATCCCTCAAGACACTTATGTTGTAAGTGCTAATAACACTACAAAAGTAGTGGTAATGAGCCAAATGGCTAGTGGTACTGGCTTACAGTCAGTAGTATGCGCCCAAACTGCTTATGACTTACCTGATGACTTTGAAACTATTACAAATAGAACCCATTGGGACAAATCTAAGCATTGGGAAATGTTAGGCCCAGAAGATGCACAGCAATGGCAATGGTTAAAGTCTGGTTACATTTCTACAGGGCCAAGAGTGCGCTGGAGAATACTAGATAATCAATTTCAAATATGGCCAGTAATGAATACCCAAGAATATTTGGGTTGGGAATACAAGTCAAAAGGTTGGGCAAGAAGCGCTGCCGGTGCAGTTAAAAATAGCTTTACTGCCGATTCAGACACAACTGTATTAGATGACCGCACTATGGTTTTGTTTACAAAAATGAAATATTGGGGTATTAAAGGATTTGATACTACCGTTGTTTCTCAAGACTATCAGCGTGTATTAACGATTGCTAAAGCCAATGATAAAGGCGCACCTAACCTGTCATTCTCACCACAAGCAAGTAGAGTGTTAATTGGTTACGCTAACATACCAGACACAGGTTATGGTTCATAATGCTATTACAAAGAGCCAAACAAAATACAGCTAAAACTGCTTCTGTGCCAGCGCCTATTGGTGGTTGGAACGCTAGGGATTCTCTTGCAAACATGAGTCCTACTGACGCTGTACAGTTAGTTAACTGGTTTCCTACGCCTACTGATGTCACTATGCGTAAAGGTTATGCCGTATCCTCTATTTTAACTACTTCTACAGGTGTTAAAACTATTAGCAGCATTACTTATGTAGGTACAAAAGCTACTTTAACAACTGCTACAGCGCATGGTTTAACTACAAATGCTTATGTGTCTATTACAGGCACAACACCTGCGGCATATAGCGGTGTATTTAAAATTACCGTTACTAGCACTACTGCTTTTACTTACACAATGGCAAGCACTCCTGCCAACAACGCAACTGTAGTAGGGACATACTTAAATCAAGCTGCAACCCCTGTAAAAACTTTAATGAATTACACCGAAATAGCTACTTATAAGTTATTTGGGGCAGCAGGCTCAGACATTTGGGAAACTAAAGCTAATCCTGCGGTTAAAGTGTTTAGCGGTATTTCTAGTGATAAATTGCAATCAGTCAATATAACTACTACTGGTGGAAAATTTCTAGTAGCTTGTAATGGCATAGACCCAGTAATAATTTACGATGGTACTGCATGGTTTTATGTAGCAACAACTACTACTGCCGCAACAATTAGTGCAATTACTCGTACAAGTCCATCTGCTACTGCAACATTTACTGGTACAACTGCACATGGATTAATAACCGGCAATCGAGTAACCATTAGCGGTGCTTCTGATAGCACTCTGAATGGTACTTTTGTTATTACAGTAACGGGTTCAACAACTTTTACTTACACTTCTACAGGCACTTCTACAGTCACTTCTGTAACAGGTTCTTATACAACTATTGGTATAACTGGCGTAAACAGTAACACATTTGTTAATGTCAATTTGTTTAAAAATAGACTTTATTTTACGCAAAAAGATACTTTAGCCTGTTGGTATTTGCCGGTAGATTCTATTGGTGGTGCAGCATCGCCCCTTTATTTTGGTTCTATTGCCCGCAATTCTGGTTATTTACAGGCAATGGGTACATGGACTATTGATGCTGGTCAAGGCGCTGATGACTATGCTGTATTTGTAACCAGCATGGGCGAAGTTATTGTTTTTAACGGTACAGACCCATCTTCTGCTACAACTTGGGCATTAAAAGGCGTATGGCAATTAGGTCAAACTTTTAGCCGTAGATGCTTTTATAAATATGGTGGCGATTTACTGTTATTAACCCAAGATGGTTTAGTGCCTTTGGCTTCAGCGTTGCAATCATCCCGTTTAGACCCTAGAGTAAACCTTACAGATAAAATTTATTTTGCAGTTTCTCAAGCTGCAACCCTTTATTATGACCAATTTGGTTGGCAAATTAACTATTTTGCTAGTGAAAATATGTTGATATTGAATATCCCAATTCCTAATGGGATAGAACAGTATGTAATGCACACCATTACTAAATCTTGGGCTAGATTTACCAATATTCAAGGTTATTGTTGGGAAGTATCAGGCGATGCCAATATGAACTTTGGAAGTAATGGATTTGTAGGTTCTTTTTATTCTGTCGCAGCAGACGATGGTGGCAATATTACTGCAACTGCACAACAAGCATATAGCTACTTTGACTCACCAGGACAATTAAAACGATTTACTATGGTAAGACCTATTCTGCAATCTTCAGGTGGTGTACCAAGCGTTTTATGTGGTATTAGCGTGGATTTTGACACTCAATCTCAATTAGGCGCTGTTTCATTTAACCCAAATACTCAAACAGAAAGTTCTTGGGATTCTGCAAAATGGGATGGCAATGTATGGTCTGGTGGACTTATTACTACTAAGATTTGGCAAGGTGTAACAGGAATAGGCTATACAGGCTCTATAAACCTTAATGCTGCTAGTCAAGGAATTGAATTGCATTGGGCATCAACTGATTATGTAATGGAAGCGGGTGGCGTAGTTTGAGGACAGTTACAACTGAAAATCAAAAGTATATGGGTGATTGGTTGGTAAGAATGATGAATTACCCATTACCAGAAGAAACAGTATGTATAGGTCAAGAAATAGATGGTAATTTAGTAGCAGTAGTAGGTTATTGCAGTTTTATGCCAAAAGCGTGTCAAATGCACATTGCGGCAGTAGATGAAGTAAATTGGATGAGTCGAGATTTGTTGTGGGCGGCTTTCGATTATCCCTTTAATATTCTTGGAGTTAGCGTTATAATTGGGCAAATATGTGGCAGTAATGCAGATGCCCTTAGATTGAACCGACACCTTGGTTTTAAAGTGATAGCCGAAATCCCTGATGCTCACATGGATGGAGATTTAGTGATTATGGCTATGAGGCGTGAAGATTGTCGATTTCTCGACATCAAATGCCCTTTAAGAACGCAAAGAGGAGAATGATATGGGTGGTGGTGGATTTTTAGGATTAGGGCCTGCCCCTAGCCCCCCGCCTGCTCCTGATTACAGGGGTGCGGCACAAGAAACTTCGGCTGGCAATCTAGCGGCCGCACAAGCGGCTACTGCCGCCAATCGTGTTAGCCAATACACTCCGTATGGCAATCTTGTATATGCCCAAACTGGCACAGATTCCCAAGGTAATCCTACTTGGAGAGCAGATACAACCCTTGCTCCTGCTCAACAACAAATGTTGGACATTCAAAACCAAACTGGAATAGGTTTAGGATCAACCATCAATGCGGCTTTAGGTAGAACCCAAAATGTAATGGGGCAAGACTTTAATCCTAATCTTCCGCAAGTTGGTATTAACGCTGGTGAGCAATATCAAGACGCTTATATGCGTAGATTGCAACCGCAGATTGAACAAGGTCGTGAAGCGTTAGATGTCAAACTAGCAAATCAAGGCATTCCTGTAGGCTCTGAGGCTTACAGACGAGCACAATTGGCTCAAAGTCAAAGAGAAAATGATTTGTTATTGGGTGCTACTACTCAAGGTTTTGGTACTGGTTTATCTGCAAATCAACAGGCTTACAACCAAGCCATGACTAACTACAATTTGCCGCTTAATAC